ACTTCGCGGATTTGTACGCCCAGCCTAAGACCAAGGAGACCTACACGGTTCGGGTAAAGCCGGCCACCAAGGACGGCACGAAGACCGGCGAGCCCGTGTTTCTTTCCCACCGCCGCCTAGAAGAGCTTCGCCAGGATCAGGGGGAATATGTTTTCTCCTGCCAGCAACTCCTCCGGCCCGTGGACAAGAAAGACCAGGTGTTCAAGTCGGAATGGCTCAAATACTACGAACGGCCGCCGTTTATCCTAAACAAGTATCTTCTCGTGGATCCGGCCAATGAGAAAAAGAAAGACTCCGCCTACACGGCCATGGGGGTAATCGGCGTGGATTCCCGCAAGAACTTCTTTTTGATAGACCTGGTCTGGGATCGCCTGAATCTTGGAGAGCGCTGGCTTGCCCTCCGGTCCCTTGTGACCAAGCACTGGCCGTTGATGGGCGTGGGGTACGAGAAATACGGCATGCAGGCGGACGATGCGTATATCAAGGAAAAACAAGAGGAGGCCCGGTTTCATTTCCACATCACGCCCCTGGGCGGGCAAATCGCCAAGCACGACCGCATTCGAAAACTTCAGCCCGTGTTTGAGGTTGGCCGCTTTTTTCTCCCGCCGTCCCTGATCTACAAGGGCCGGGATTTGATCCGGGTTTTGGTGGACGAGGAATACGACTTTTTCCCCTTTTGCGTGCACGTGGACATACTCGACATGATGGCCCGCATTGAGGACCCGGCCATGCACGTGACCGCGCCTCTGGAAATACCGGACCCGGGCGGCTATGAGGCCCAGCCCGAACCCTTGGATCCCATAGCCGGTTACTAGCACAAGGAGAAAGGAGACCTTATGAAGAAAACGAGAAAATTAGGCTTACTCGTTATTGCCCTGCTCCTTTTTGCCGCGCCCTCGGCCTGGGCCGCCTATGGCGACACTCAGGATCATTGGGCCTTCGGCAACCTGCACATCATTGAAATCATTTGGACGGCGGACGCGGCCGGAAACTTTACCTCCGTCAATACGGATTGGCGCATTGACGGCATGCTCACCATGGTGGAGACCGCGCCCGGCACGGGGGCCTATTCGCCCGCGGCCAATTACGACATCACCCTGACCACCGAAGCCGTCTACGACGCGAACAGCAAGATCTCCACCACGGGCGCGGACGCTATGGGCGGCTCTCTGGCCAACCGCAGCCAGACCGCGGCGGAGCTGGCGCGGCCCGTGTGCAACAGCGCTTACCGTGCCGTGCCCGTGAAAGGCCCCTTGACGATCAACATTGCGAACATCACCACGGCCAACGCTACGGGCGCCATTCGCATCTATTACATCAGGCAGAGGTATTAACATGGCCTTTGACCCGAATTCCCTTATTCCCCGCAACCAACTACTGGCCGATATGGCGTCGGAGCATCGCAAGATCATTCATGGCGCGGTGTACGATGCGGTACGCCACATTACGGGCAAGGACGTGGACCAGGCCGACCTGGTCCAACACCTGGGCCTGGCAAGCCCGGATCATGGGCGGCACGTCGATTATGTCTACCGGGGTCATGTGATTCTCCGGGTTTATCGCCCGGAGTTCAGGCGCATCGGCCCGAACACCACCAAGGTCTTTCAAAGAGTGGACCAAATCTGGAAGCGTAAGAACAGGTTTAAACACTGATGTTTGAGACAACAACCGGGACCGGACAGGATAAGCTAGCCGAATTCATTGTGAACGACGTATTCAAGTGGTTCAAGGACGAACGGAACGCCCAGCTTGAGCCCACCTGGCGGCGGAGCTATGACGCCTTTCGCGGCCGGTACGATTCGGATTCTCTCAAGCGCTGGCGTGCCACCGAAGGACGCGGATGGCGCAGCCGGGTGTTCGTGCGCCTGACCAAGCAGAAGGTCTTAACGGGATTCAACCATGTCATGTCCGTGGCCTTGCAGAGGGGCAGGATTCCCTGGAGCCTTGAACCCAGCCCCCTGCCTGCCGGTCCCATGGGCATGCCTCTGTCCGCCGCGGACGCCCGGGCTCGTTGCGATCTAATGAAGAAGCAAATCAGCGCCGACTTTGTCTTTTCTAAGGCGGATCAGGTCTTTTTGGGATCGGGCCTGGAGTGCGCCCTGTACGGCCACAGTTGGCTGGAAGGTCCAGTGGTCCGGTCCCACAAGCGCATGGCGGTGCGCTTCGGCGTTCCGGGCGCCGAGTCCATGGCCTTTTCGCCGGACATACAGCGCCAATACGGCCGCCATACCATGTCAATTGAAACCAAATTAAAGCCCATGGTGGAAAACCCCGGGGTGTGGAGTGTGTTCTGGGACCTGGAAACAGCGGATCACCAGAAGGGTCAAGGCGTGTGCGTGCGGGAAATGATGAGCAAGGGCCGGTTTCTGGATCTTCGGGAACAACCCGGCTATAACCCGGCCGCCATTGACGCGGTGGCGGCCCAGTTCGACACGGAGAGGTGGGACGAAAGCACAGAGGAGGACGATTCACAGGGTCCGGTTCGGGACAGGTTCAACCAGCGCAAGCGCGTAATTGCCGTGTTCCGATACCGGGGGCGAGTGCCCAGAAAATACCTGGAGCGCCGCGAGGCCCCCGGGCTGGCCGACCTGTCCAGGCAGGACGGCCGGGAGGTGGAAGTCTATTGTGTGTGCGCCCAGGGAAACAAGCCCGTGGTGATTCGCCCGCCGGTGATCAATCCCCTGCCCTACCGCCTGATCTACAGAGCCAAATGGGAGGACTTGCCCAACGAGGCGGGGGGCGTGGGCATACCTGAGAATATGCAGGACTCTCAAATGGTGATCAACGGCCTGACCCGCGCCATGTTGGACAACAAGGCCCTGTCCGCGAATATCCTGATGGGCTGGAATCCTCGTGCCCTGGCGCCCGGCCAAAACAAAGTGCTTTATCCGGGCAAGGCCTTTGAGGTTTCCGATGCGGTGGACGACGTGCGCAAGGGCATTGACTTCTTTTCCCCGCCGGACAACACCCGAAACACCCCTGCCCTACTGGAGATGTTTCGGCAGTTTGCAGACGAGGAGACCGGCCTGAGCCGTATGATGGAGGGCGCGGTCGGGCCGAAGAACCGAACGGCGTTCGAGATGGCCCAAATGGTCGAGGCGGGGAACAAGATCGTGGGCGGCACGATCCGGAATCTGGACGAAGGCCAAATCGAACCCTTGGTCCGGGCTTTTTATCACTGGCATATGCTTACGAATCCCCGGGAAGACATCAAGGGCGATTACACGCCCGAGGCCCGTGGCTTCCAGTCCTACGTGGACCAGTCCAAGCGGGCTCAGGACGTGTTTGCCCTATTTAACCTGGCGTTAAGCAGCGAGTTGACGGCCCGGTTCACGAAGGTATTGCCCTTTTTGCGGGAGCTTGCCCGGATTCGAGATCTTGACCCGGATGAGTTTTTCCCTTCAGACACGGAGTTGCAGCAACGATCCGAGGGCCTGGCGGCCCTGTTGCCCCAAATGGCGAACCAGCCCGGGAACCAGCCCGGGAATGTTGGAGATCAGCAAGGGGCCTTGCCCGAGCTGGAAGCCGCAGCCCGGCAACAAGGAGTCGCAGCATAGGCATGGAATTTACCGGGCCCGCCATTGACGAAGAGGAAGCCCGACTTCTGGCCGGTTTTTTGTCCCAGCCCGGTTGGGCCTATTTTGCCCAATACCTTGAGCGGATCAAACAAGAGGCCGTGGCCAGGATGTTCAACTGCATTGAGATGCCCCCGGAAACCCGTGGTTATTTCAAGGGGTTATACAAATTGTCCGAGGACCTGCAACAATTGCCCGAGGGGCTCGCAAAGCAACTGCACGCCCGCAAGGCGTTTGAAGAAGACCAGGAGGTGGAACCATGAAAGCAAATGTAAAAGTTTGGTTGCCTATCGCTATTCTTATTCTTTGTCTTATTGCCGTGGTCGGGTTTTCGCCAAGGCGGGATACGGAGATCAATGCCAAGTGGCGTTTTTGGCAGGACGTGGACGTGCGCGGCGACCTCGATTTGGACGGCGCCGTGGTCGGAGACGGCGGCGGAACCCTCACGGGCATGCTTGACACCGTGAGCGCTAAGACCGCCGATTATGCCCTGACCCTGGCTGACTGCGGGACCCTGTTCACCAACGCCGGGACAAGCGCGGACATTACCCTGACGTGCGGCGACACGGTGGCGGTTGCCGGGTATTGGTTCGGCGTGGCCAATTCGGACAGCACGCCCTATACGATCTACATTGATCCGGACGACGCGGATCAAATAATCGGCCTGACCAATGCGGCTGGAGACCGGGCTATGTCTACCAGTCAGGGGGATACGATTTGGCTGGAGTGCATGGCGGCCGGAAGCCAGTGGTCTGTTCGCGCCAACGGTCAAGGAACATGGGCGGACGGTAATTAGATTTGGAGGTGTATTATTGCTAACCCCTAACAACCGGCCCACCCCGCCGGATTACCGATTCGGCCCGGGTGCTGGTGGTGGATTACCGGGGAGGATTTCATGGAAGAACAGAACGACAAGAATCCGAAAGAGACCCAGGACCAAATTGATGCTTCTTCGGCCGAACTGACGGACGAAGAGGCGGAAAAGGCCTTTGCCGAAGGATTGGGGGAGGAAGCCCCCGCCGAGGCCTCGTCGGGAGACGACGAGACTACCCAGGAGGAGACTACTTCCAAAACCCCGAAGGAGAGGACTGAAGAACCGCCTTCCAAGGAACCAAAGACCGAAGAAGCTGAGCAAAGGCCCAGTTATGAGGACCTAGAGAAAGCCTTGGCAGATACCAAGGCTTGGGGAACCCGCTTATCCATGGAGCTTGCGGACCTGAGAAAGACGCCGCCGGTTCCGCCCACCAAGCCCGAGGCCGAAGAGCCCAAGACTCCTGAGATGCCGGACGATCTAAAGAAATTTCTAGACGATTACCCGGAAATGGAATCCGCCGTGAATTTCTTTGCGGAGCGCATCGTCAAGGAGCGCTTCGGGGATTTCGATCCCGCCAAGACCGGCCAGTCCATTTCCGAGCTTTCCGGTCAAATGGACCAACTTCGTTTTGAGCGGGCCGTGGTGGGCGGTTTTCGTGACGCCACGGGTCAATGGATCAATGGCCACCCGGATGCCTATGAGGTTATGGCGACCCCCGACTTTCAGCAGTTTTACCAGGCGGAGGTTCAACGCAACCCCGTTTTGCTGCAACTGTCGGACCCGGCTCAATCCATTTCGCTTTTGACTCGCTACAAGGAAGAGCAAGCCCGAACCGCGGCCGCGTCCCATGACGCCAAACAGAAGGTCCAGGCCGAACAGATGCAGGCCTTGGCGAGCGGCGCCCCTATTCCAGGGAACCAAACCGGTCCCGGCAAGACGCGAACCGGAGAGACTCCTGAGGAGATCTTCAGAAAGCACAGTCAATAGGAGGTGCCAAAATGGCAGATGACTACACCACATATGGCGATATTTCCGCCAGAACCAATTTTGCGGCCTGGGGCAAGCTGCTCAAGAGAACCCATCCCGGTATCATCACCGAGCGCTGGGCACAGACCAAGCCCATGCCCAAGGGCAAGGGCCGAACCATGATTTTTAGGCGTTACGCGGCCCTTGCCGTGGCCACGGCGCCATTAGCGGAAGGCGTAACGCCGGACGCGAGCAGGCCTACTTATACGGACGTGGAGTGCACCCTGGAGCAGTACGGAGACTGGATCGGCATCACGGACGTGATCCGGGACACCCACGAAGATCCGGTCCTAAGCGAGTTCAGAAGCCTCCAGGCCCGCCAGATGGTGGAAACCAGGGAGACTCTGAACATCGACGTGCTCAAGGGCGGAACCAACGTGTTCTACGCCAACGGCGCGGCCCGCGGGTCCGTGAACACCTTTCCAGCCCGGGGCAAGTTCCGCAAGATCATTCGGGATCTGAAGGCCTACAACGCGGACTTTTATATGGAGGTCCTGGCCGGGTCCGCCTTTTACGACACCAGCCCCATCGGTCCCAGCTTTGTTGGACTGGGCCATACGGACCTGGAAGCCGACTTGAAAAACGTGAACGGATTCACCCAGGTCAAGAACTACTCCGACCCGTCCCAGGCGATGCCTTACGAGGTCGGGGCCGTGTCCAATATCCGGTTTTTTCTGACCACCCTGTTTACGCCCTGGGCGGACAGCGGGGCCGCAGGCAGCACCATGATTGCAACGACGGACGCATCCTCCGCCGTGGACGTGTACTACTTCCTTATTTTGTCTCCGGACGCCTGGTGCACCGTGCCCTTGCGGGGTGTGAATTCCGGCCAAATCGCCGTTGTCAATCCCAAGCCCACCAAAGATGATCCGTTGGGACAGCGGGGTACTCTGGGGTGGAAGTTTTGGCACTCGGCCGCCATTCTCAACGATGACTTAATGGCGCGGCTGGAGTGTGCAGGCACGGAAGATCCGAATTGATAACTTCTGGTCAAGAGAAGGAGGTTTACCATGCACAGCAATAACTTAGCCGTGGGTACCTGCGACGGTACAGGCGCAGCCATCAACGTGTGCTGCGGGTTTATTCCCCGGTACGTGAAGGTCTGGAACACCGAAGACGCCGGAAGCCTTATGGCGGAGGTGGAATGGTGCAAGGCCTTTGAACTGATTTCGGCCCTGGACGAGGGCATCATGCACGAGGGCGGCGACGACTCGGACCGCCAGTTGCTCGCCACGGGCGGCATCAGCGAGTACGCCGGTGGAGACGAAATCGTTTACGACGGCACGACAGACAATCGCTGGGAAGACAGCGACGGCAACGACAAGGAAGAGGTGTACGTGGACGGACACTACATCATGGTCTCCGGCGGCGCCGCTTATAAGTGCATCGGCGACACCCTGGCCGGCACGACCACGCCAAGGGACGGCGCAAAGTTCAAGACGCCTCCCGGCTTCACCATCGGCACGAACGGCGACTTGAACGCCAACGGTGAACAGCTTTGTTGGATCGCCATGAGATAACCCAAATAAGATACCCCAAGCGGGTTCAGGGTTTGGGAGGGCTTCGTACCCGGTTGCCCCCCGACCCTGAACCCCGGAGTTTCTAAACCTCTTACCCCCAAAGGAGACATCATGCCAGAAACCGCCCAAGCCATACCGGCTAAAACCGCCCCCGCCGCGCCGCCCCCGGATCTCACCAAAATCAAGCGGGAGTTTGCCGTCATCCGGTTTCCTCAAAAACTCAGAAAGATTGATCCGGACATAATCTCTGTGGGCGTGGAAGGAAGAAAGTATCGCATGAAGCGAAACGAGTTCATACCCGTGCCTTTTGAGGTGATCCACGCCCTTCGAAACGCCAAGGAACCCGTCCCGCAAACGCCGATCTCTAACGGAACAAGAGGTTTACGACGCCGTCTAATGCCAAGCGCCTACTCCAAAACTGTCCGCCAAATGGGCGATGCCGCCTTAAGACTTTTGGGCGATTACCAGGGTTCGGGGAAAAACGGCAGGCAATGGACCTGGATCGAGGTGGAGAGGGCCTTAAAGGACACGGTCTTTGCCCTGGCGGCGGCCACGGGCATTCTAAAGAAGGTCCAAACCATTCAGTTGGAAGAAAACGTGGCCGTATATGACTTGCCGGACGACTGCATCCGGGTGCTTCGGGTAGGCATTCACGGCCTGTCCGGCCGGGTGGTCCTGCCCGCCTCCATGGCGGAGTATGACTATCAGAGTCAGGACACGGCGGCCACGGGATTTCCAACGCAGTTTTTTCGGGACATTCTGTCTCCCAACCAGATCGGGTTCTATCCCATGCCCAGCCGGGCCGGTTCGTCTTTTACCCGTGATTCCGCCTATGGTTTGCTGCGTCGGTTGACCGACGGGGACGGGAACGCCTTGCCCCTGGACGCGAATCGG